CAGGCCGAACTCCTCACCCTTCAGGCCCAGCTTAAAACGCTCGAGCAGCATACCAGCGTGAACGACGTCATAAGCAAACAGCGTCAGGATCTCTGGCAGACTGAAAATCAGTTCACCGTTTTGCAGGAGGCCGCGGGGCGTCGTCAGCTTACGGTACAGGAAAAATCCCTGCTGGCGCACAAGGAAGGAACGCTCGAGTACAAGCGGCAGCTGGCCGACCTGGGCGATAAGGTTGCCAGCCAGCAAAAGCTCAACCAACTGGCCGATCAGGCCGTGAAGTTTGAGCAGCAGCAAAAAGCCGCCAGGGCGGGCCTGCAGGCTCAGTCTGAGGGGGTATCCACCCGGGAAGCCGGGCGACAAACTACGCTGCAACGCCTCAGCGAAAGCTATTCCTACAGTCCTCAGGCACAGCAAAAGGTTCTGGAAGAGCAAAGGGCGACGTTCGAGGCTGAAGATGCCCTGCGCGCAAACTGGCTGGCCGGTGCTAAACAAGGCTGGGCTGAATATCAGGATTCAGCGACAAACGTCTTCAGCTCGGTACAGCAGATTTCGCAGGCAACGTTCAGCGGGCTGGCGGGCCAGCTTACCAGCCTGACAACAACCGGGAAGGCGAGCTTCAGGGACTTCACGACGTCGATCCTCAAAATGATTGTCTCCGTTATCAACCAGCTGCTGGTGGCCTACACCATCCAGAGCGCGATGGGCTGGGTGAGTGGTGGTACCAATACAGCATCTGCAGGTCAGTCATTTTCGGTCCCGTCTTTCCGCCCTACGGGCTTTGACGCAGGCGGCTTTACCGGGCATGGCGGCAAGTACGAGCCAGCCGGTATCGTTCACCGCGGGGAGTTCGTCTTCACCAAAGAGTCAACCAGCCGCATCGGCGTGGCCAATCTTTATCGGCTGATGCGCGGGTATGCATCCGGTGGTCTGGTCGGCGGGGGTAGCGCAGCAGCTTCTGGTATCGGTGGGATTAACGTTTACGCACCCGTTTCAGTGACTACAGCGCAGTCTAACGATACGAAGCAGCAACAGAGTGGTGATGGTGCACTTGCTCAGGCTTATCAGAAAGTGGTTGATCGTTCGGTCCGCGAAGGCATCGCGCGCGAAACAAGGCCTGGGGGAATCATCTGGAATGCCACTAAACAGAGGTAAATGATGGCCATAGAGCATTTTGCATGGAAGATTCAGGCCGCCAGCCAGCCCACACTGAGCAGCAAGGATACTGTCAGAGCGGCGCAGTTCGGTGATGGATACAAGCAGGTAAGTGGGGCGGGTCTGAATGATGAAGTTCTAAATTATGCCTTTTCTTTCACCGGCGATCCGGTAACAGCCAGGGTGATTCATTCATTTCTGCGGAGGCATAAAACCAAATCATTCACGTTTACTCCACCTGGTGGTGATTTAACGCTCTGGCGTGTTGAAGCAAACAGTCTTCAGCGAGTCACCCTGAATAAAAAAGTGGAAACCGTAACCGCAACGTTTGAACAGGCATTTGCACCATGAGCCTTCATGCTGATTATCAAAAACTCGAGCCGGGCAATACTGTCCGGCTTTTTACTGTCGATGGCACTGCCTTCGGTATGTCAGATGTACTTTGCTTCCATGCGCATAATATCGCGCATACACCAGAGGAGATTGATGCTGCTGGTGGGGATGAAAGCAAACTTCCTGCAAAATCCATCTGGTGGCAGGGGCAGGAATATAAAGCGTGGCCCTGCCAGATTGAGGGGATTGAGGCTTCCACCAGTGGGAGCAGCGCGCAGCCCAAATTATCGGTTGCTAACCTCGACAGCTCTGTCTCGGCACTCTGTCTTGCCTATGATGATCTGCTGCAGGCGAAGGTCACAATCCACGATACGTTGGCCAGATACCTTGATGCGCGAAATTTTCCAGACGGGAACCCTACGGCAGACCCAACTCAGGAAAAAGTTAAGGTATTTTACATCGATGCTAAAAGCGCTGAGACAAACGAGGTTGTGGAATTCACACTTTCAAATCCGATGGACCTGCAGGGACTGATGATTCCGACGCGCCAGCTGCATTCACTCTGTACCTGGTGCATCCGGAATAAGTATCGCACCGGCGACGGCTGCGACTATGCCGGAACCAACTATTTCGACAAAAACAATAACCCGGTCAGCGATCCGTCCCTGGATGAATGCAGCGGCACTCTGACGGCCTGCAAACTTCGGTTCGGCGAAAATAACGAACTCTCGTTTGGTGGTTTCCCGGGGACGTCTTTGATCAGGAGTTGATATGCGTCAGAAAACCATTGATGCCATTATGGCGCATGCTGCAGCTGAATATCCTCGTGAGTGCTGTGGCGTCGTGGCGCAGAAAAGCCGCGTTGAACGTTATTTCCCGTGCCGTAATCTTGCAGCGGCGCCAGAGGACAATTTTGTCCTTTGTCCGGAAGATTACGCAGCAGCTGAAGACTGGGGAACTGTGATCGCCATCGCTCACAGTCATCCTGATGCTACGACGCAACCAAGCGAACTGGATAAAGCGCAATGCGATGCAACGCTTTTACCCTGGCACATCGTGAGCTGGCCGGAGGGGGATTTACGTACCATCCAGCCGCGCGGAGAACTGCCGCTGCTGGAGCGTCCGTTTGTGCTCGGACACTATGACTGCTGGGGGCTGGTCATGAGTTATTTCAGGCAAACGCATGGTATTGAGCTCAACGACTATCGGGTGGACTATCCCTGGTGGGAAAAGAGCTATCCGGACAACTTCTATCAGGATTGCTGGTATGAGTGCGGTTTCCGGGAATTCGACGGACCGCCCAGGCCTGGCGATATGGTGATCATGCAGGTCCAGGCCGATAAGTGGAATCACGCGGGGATCCTGCTTGAGGGCAACATGCTGCTGCACCACCTGTACGGACATCTGAGCCAGCGTGTGCCATACGGCGGTTACTGGCAGGAACGGACAATGAAAGTCGTTCGCTATAAAGATTTGAGGGGCGTTGAAGTATGCAGGAAGTCATGAGTCGTATTGAGCTAGGTGGCGTGCTCGGTAAAACCTTCGGTAAAGTTCACCATCGCCTGATTTCCCGTGTGAGCGAGGCTGGTGTCGCACTTGCGAAGACCATTCCCGGATTTGAGCAGTTTATGATTTCCAGCCAGCGCCGCGGGCTTACATACTCTGTATTTAAGGGTAAAAGAAACATTGGTGAGGATGATCTTGGCTTTCCGGTTACCGGTGACGTTATCCGTATCGTTCCGGTAATCATTGGTAGTAAAAAAGCGGGGTTATTACAAACAATCCTTGGCGCAGTGCTGGTCGTTGTCGGGGTGGCTGTTGGCTATTTTTCTGCAGGTACGTTATCTGCAGCCGGGTATGGTGTCGCACAATTTGGTGCGGCGATGATGGTCGGCGGGGTTGTGCAAATGCTTTCTCCTCAGCCAACCGGGCTGGCTAGCAAACAGAGTGCAGATAACCGCGCCTCATACGCTTTCGGTGGCGTGACAAACACCGCGGCTCAGGGTTACCCGGTACCACTTCTCTATGGTTGCAGGCGAATCGGCGGAGCGATTATTTCTGCCGGAATTTATGTCGAAGATCAGCAGTAGATAACAAACCTTTTTTCAGGCCACCTTCGGGTGGCTTTTTTATGGGCGCAATATGGCTACAGAAAAAGTGTTAAAGGGCCGCAAGGGCGGCAGTTCCAGTTCCCGAACCCCTACTGAACAGCCAGATGATCTTCAATCTGTAGCGAAGGCGAAAATCCTCGTTGCGCTTGGGGAAGGGGAGTTTGCAGGGCAGCTAACCGGCAAAGATATCTACCTGGACGGAACGGCCCTGGAGAATGCTGACGGCTCCCAAAACTTCAGCGGCGTGACGTGGGAGTTTCGCGCGGGAACGCAGGCGCAAAATTACATTCAGGGCATTCCCGGTACCGAAAACGAAATCAGCGTGGGTACTGAAGTTTCCAGTGTTACCGCATGGACACGCACTTTCACTAACACCCAGCTATCGGCAGTACGCCTGCGTCTGAAATGGCCATCTCTGTTTAAACAGGAAGATGACGGGGATTTGGTCGGCTATTCGATCAACTATGCGATTGACCTGCAGACGGACGGTGGAACATGGCAGACGGTACTCAATACCAGCGTGACCGGGAAAACAACCTCTGGTTACGAGCGTAGCCACCGAATTGATTTACCTCAGGCTGGCAGTACCTGGACAATCAGATTGCGTAAGATTACAGCCGATGCTAACAGCGCGAAGATTGGCGACACGATGACACTGCAGAGCTTCACTGAGGTGATCGACGCCAAGTTGCGCTATCCGAACACCGCGCTGCTGTACATTGAATTCGACTCCAGCCAGTTTAACGGCTCAATCCCGCAGATCTCCTGTGAGCCTCGCGGTCGTGTTATCCGCGTTCCTGATAATTATGACGCTGAAACCCGAACCTACAGCGGTACTTGGACCGGGGCGTTTAAATGGGCATGGACGGATAACCCGGCGTGGATTTTTTACGATCTGGTGGTTACCGACCGTTTCGGCCTTGGTAACCGACTTACTGCGGCTAACATCGATAAATGGACATTGTATCAGGTGGCTCAGTATTGCGATCAGCAGGTACCGGACGGGAAAGGCGGAAGCGGTACCGAACCACGGTATACCTGCAACGTCTATATCCAGGACCGTAACGACGCTTACACTGTGTTGCGTGATTTTGCCGCTATCTTCCGCGGCATGACTTACTGGGGCGGGGATCAGATTGTTGCCCTGGCTGACATGCCACGTGATGTTGATTACAGCTATACGCGCGCGAACGTTATTGACGGTCGCTTCACCTATTCGAGCAGCACCACGAAAATCCGATACACCACAGCGCTGGTATCCTGGTCCGATCCGGATAACGCCTACGCTGACGCGATGGAGCCTGTATTTGAGCAGGCGCTGGTGGCACGTTACGGCTTTAATCAACTGGAGATGACGGCTATCGGATGCACCCGGCAATCAGAAGCAAACAGAAAAGGTCGCTGGGGCATCCTCACCAACAATAAAGACCGTGTTGTTTCGTTCGATGTCGGCCTGGATGGAAACATACCACAGCCGGGCTACATCATCGCCGTGGCCGACGAACTGCTTTCCGGAAAGGTTATGGGCGGCCGCATCAGCGCCGTTAACGGTCGCGTTATCAAACTTGACCGCGTGGCAGATGCGGCAGCAGATGATCGCCTTATTCTCAACCTACCTTCCGGAGCGTCGCAGAGCAGGACTATTCAGGCCGTGAATGGTGAATCAGTCACAGTCACTACGGCATACAGTGAGACGCCACAGGCCGAAGCTGTTTGGGTGGTGGAATCTGACGAGCTTTACGCTCAGCTGTACCGCGTTGTCAGCGTAAGCGATAACGATAATGGCACCTTCTCGATCACCGCTGCATGGCACGATCCGGATAAATATGCCCGTATCGATACTGGCGCAATTATCGACCAGCGGCCAGTAAGTGTAATACCTCCTGGTAATCAGTCACCGCCAGCTAACATCGTGATTAGCTCATTTTCTGTGGTTCAGCAGAACATCAGCGTTGAGACCATGCGCGTGAGCTGGGACCAGGCGCAGAACGCTATCGCCTATGAAGCGCAATGGCGCCGCAATGACGGAAACTGGGTTAACTTGCCGCGCAGCTCCACCACGTCATTCGACGTCCCTGGGATTTACGCCGGACGGTACCTGGTGCGCGTGCGCGCAATTAATGCCGCTGAAATTTCCTCAGGATGGGGATATTCAGAAGAGAAGACCCTGACCGGCAAAGTAGGTAATCCGCCTAAGCCAGTAGGATTCACGGCCACGGGCATTAACTGGGGGATTCGTCTGAACTGGGGATTCCCGGCAAACACCGGCGATACGCTAAAAACGGAAATTCAGTACACTGCCAACAGTGACTTTTCAAATCCACTCTTGCTCTCAGATGTGCCTTATCCATCTGCGGAATACACCCAGCTCGGCCTTAAAGCAGGGCAGGAATTCTGGTACCGCGCGCAACTGGTTGACAGAACGGGTAACGAGTCCGGGTATACCGACTGGATCAGGGGAATATCTAACGATAATGCTGATGATTATCTGGGTGAAATAGCAGACGATTTCCTTACCTCGGCCGACGGCGACCGCCTGACCAGCGATATTGATACCAATCTCGAAGCTGCAATGCAGAACGCGCTGGCCAACCACGGAACAATTGAACATCAATGGGCGCAATACGGAGAGGTACGCGCCGATATCCTGGTTGTGAAAACGACTATTGCTGAGGTGGATAGGGCAATGGCCGAAATGTCGACCCAGGTGCAGGCGCAGATAGAGGACGTCACTGCAGCACTGGAGGATAAGCTTACCGCCGTCGTCGATGCTTCCGGCGCTTCGGCGATCTATACCCTTAAAGCAGGCGTAAGGATAAACGGCATCATGTATAACGCCGGGATGTCAATTGCCGTTCTGGCGCAGGCAGGTCAGCCGATCGTTACCCGCGTTGGTTTCAATGCAAACCAGTTCGTGCTGATGAGTGGCAGTGGTGATACCCAGTATTCACCGTTCGCGGTTGTAAATGGCCAGGTATTTATCAGCTCAGCGTTTATTCAGGATGGCACGATCACCAATGCCAAGATCGGAAATGTCATTCAGTCGAATAATTACAGTGCGGGTACAGCAGGCTGGACTATCAACAAGAATGGCTCTGCTGAATTCAATAATGTGACGGTTCGTGGCGGGGTTTACGCCCAAAATGGGCAGTTTGGATTTACCAACTCAACAGGAGGAGTCACGATCAATAACAACGGTGTCACTGTCAGTTTGTCGAACGGTGGGCGCATTGTTCTGGGAGAATTTTGATGGCCAGGGGGCTTTATATCGATTTGAATGACGGGCGTCCGGCAATGACCATCACTGCTGGAATGAAATGTCCGTCGTATGGTGGGGAAGCTGTGGAGGCATGGGGCCAGCAGACCATGACTGTTCAGGGCTATGTTGCCGGAGCTACCCCTTTTTTCATTCCATCAAACTCTGTTGTTAATGTGACGCGTTCGCCAAATCTGATAACAACGATTATGGTTCTCGATGGGATAACCAATAACGGCAACGGGACCCTGACTCAGCGAGTCTGGTCATCAGATGGCTGGGGCAAAGATAAAACATTTCCTGGCACAGTCTGGCAGATTTTACCTGCGGGGCAGAGTGGAAACCGTGGTTTGCTCATTGAGGACTCGACAGACTTTATTGCGATCACTGATGTCAGCCGCGTTGCTTCCTGTGTTTTTAGTGGAACGGTCAATGTAAATGGTACTTATACTCTTCCGGCCAAAGGGCTCGTTTTTGCCCGCTGGAATGACAGTGCCGCTACGCTTGAATGTGATGGTAACAATATTTACTCCCGGCAGGATCACTCGGGCTTTGACGATATTGCCCGTTCGGTGAATGTCGATATTGCGATTTTTGCGGTTCAGGCTCCTGTACCGGGGAGAGGATTAAATTTCATCAACGCCGCTGGTCAGTGCACCTTCTCCACCACTCGCCGTCCATTTATATTCCGCAATCAGTTTTATTCACCGGGCAATAGCTGGGTCGATATTGGCA